CACATAGTAATTCTAACCACGGGTTTGCAATTGTCCAAGCAGACGGAGCCGTACGCAATTTGTGGATTAATAACGGGATAGTGGAATGAAACTAAATATCTATGGGATTACGCTCATAATGGTTGGGGGTTTGTGTATATTGTTAGGCGTTCACCTTGGACGGGGTTGTAATGCCCCACAAGGCACGAAACATACACGGGACACCATAACCACCGTAATAACACGCCCCGTTACCGTACGGGACACCGTGCGCGTAAAATCGGTAATGGTTAAACATAAAGACACAACGTATTTCATGGAACGCCCCGTAAATATTCCATGCGGGGACACGTCGTTTATTGCTCAGTCCGATAGCGTGATAACAAGCACAATGGACACCGTAAATATGGCTTTTGCGTATAACAAGGGCAAAGCCAACTTTAGTTTGGTATTTAAACCGCGCCCCGACTCAGTACAAACAATTACGGTTCCCGTTCCCGTAGAGAATAACAACGCGTGGACGTGGGGACCCGCAATATTTGCCGTTGGGGTATTGTTAGGCATTTGGGGAGCTAGGCAATGAGGGTTCCCATTAAAAAGATTAAACCAAACCCAAATAACCCGCGCACGATTTCACGGGACAAATACGCCAAATTAAAAGCAAGTTTACAGGCCTTCCCCGATATGCTAAACAAGCGCCCGTTAATTGTAGTAAGTGACCACGACGGTACGTATATGGTATTGGGTGGTAACATGAGGTTAAAGGCGTCAAAGGAATTGGGCCTAACTGAGTTACCCGTGATATTGGCGGACGATTGGACACCCGAGCAATGTGCGGAATTTTTGGTAAAAGACAATGTATCGTATGGTGATTGGGACCATGAGCAATTGGCTAACGAGTGGGACGAAATACAGCTAGAGGCGTGGGGGTTAGATTTACCCGTTAATACAGAGGAAAACGGCCCGCAAATAGAGGCGGACCAAGACAAGCAAACAAACACAATAACGCTAGAATATACGGCGGACGATTACGCACGCGTAAAAAGCCAATTGGCTAAGATAGCAAGCACGCCGGAACAAGCCGTATGGGTATTATTGGGGAATAATTAACATGGCGTACGACAAGAAAAAAATATATGCCCAAACATTGGAAATAATAGAGAAACACGCCCTCATATTTATTGAGGATATTGTAGCGTTATTACCGCTCAGGAAACAAACTTTTTACGATTTTTTCCCTATTGGTAGCGACGAAATGGACAATATTAAAAGCGCATTGGAAAAAAACCGCGTGTCCATGAAATCGAACATGCGCAAAAAATGGTATAAATCGGACAACCCTACGTTACAAGTTGCTTTAATGAAACTGATAGCGAACGAAGACGAAGCGGCCCGACTCTCAGGACAAACCCGTGATAACACAAACGCCAATAAAATGGTTTTTGTATGGGGCGGTAATAATGAGGCCGACAAGTGAAGCGCGTAATAGCAGAACCACACGCCAAACAATTGGAGATAGTAAACAACCGCAAACGTTTTAACGTTGTTAGAAGCGGGCGCCGATTTGGTAAGAGTTATTTGGCGTTTGCCCTTGCTATCGAAAAAATGTTACAAGAGCCGGGCACCAATGTACTATACACGACCCCAAGTTACAAAGAATTACAGGGGCGTTACAAAGAGGCCGTTAAACTGTTTACCCCGTTAGGCGCCACAATTAAATGGGGGGAAATAACATTGAACGGGTCCACGTTCACGTTAACAGGTATATGGCGTGCGGACGGGCTCAGGGGGAACGCATTCCACCGCATGATATGTGACGAATGGGCGTATTGTGAAAACGCTCAAAACGCATGGGAGGAAGTTTTAAGCCCTATGCTCACAGATTATGAGGGTGACGGTTATTTCTTTTCCACGCCAAATGGCAAAAACCATTTTTCTGAATTGGACAATTTTAGTAATTTATACAGTGATTGGGCGTCGTTTCATTATACCACATACGACAACCCCCGCATGAAACATGCGGAAATTGAACGGCAACGGCTCATATTGCCAAGCGTTGTTTTTGCCCAAGAGTACTTAGCTGAGTACGTGGACCGAGGGGCCGCAAAGATTAAACGCGAGTGGCTTAAAATTGACAACACAAAAAAGCCCGTTACGTTTTACATGGGTGTGGATTTGGCAATAAGCCAAAAAGAAACGGCGGATTATACGGCGTTGGTGGTTATTGGGTTAACAGAGGAAAAAGAGGTTGTAATTGTAGACGCGTTCCGCGACCGCATGACATTTGTAAACATTGGGGCAAAGGTTATAGAATATGCAAACAAATGGAACCCCAAGGTTATTGCAATAGAGAGCATCCAAGCGCAAGCGTGGTTGGTCCAAGAATTGAAACGGAACACGACGTTAAACGTGGTTGGTATGAGGGCGGACCGTGATAAGGTTATACGATTTCAACCCGTAGAGGCGCGTTACGAACGCCGTGAGGTATTTCACTACGGAACGTTACCACCTGAATTTACCGAGGAATTACTAAGTTTTACGGGCACCGCACAGGACAAACACGACGATTACGTGGACGCATTGGGTTACGCGTTTGCATCAATTAAAAAGACACCGGGCGTATTTACATGAGTATATTGGACGATATTAGGCAAAGAATTGCGGACGCGGTTTTACCAAGCCAAAAACGCGGGTTGTTACCATACGACCGCATGGGTAGCCAACGCAACATTGGTTCCGTGAGCGCGGGGAATGAAACCGAGGCGTCACTGCGCGGTACCGTCTTTGCATGTTTACAGCATAGGGCCAACGCTCTCAGTGCCATTAAATTTAATACGTTCAAAGAGCAAAATTTTGACCGCTCAGAATTGGGCGCGGACCATTGGGCGTCACGTTTGTTAGCAAACCCAAACCCGTATTTTGTGCGCTCTCAGGTTTACAGTTATATCGAAAATTGGCTATCGATTAACGGTAACGCGTTTATTTGGACACCTACCAACGGTTACCATGTTCCGCTCCAAATGTGGGTATTAAACCCAACGCGCGTGCGTATCATTAAAGGGTCCGAGAAATTTGTAGACGGTTACATATACCAAAGCGCTCAGGACGGTAACATACATATACCCGAGCGTGAAATGGTCCATTTGGCCCGTATTCACCCCGCCGCACGCCCCGAGGAAATTGTGGGAATGAATATGCTTGGGGTTGGGTTAGTAACCGCGGCGCTCGAATATGCGAATATCGATAGAGAGGTTTCCGCATATTTACAACGGTTATTCGAAAACAACACCGTTCCGCCATTGATAGCAGAGCACCCCGACACCGTGGACCCAGAAACATGGGAGCGGATTAAAAGCGCTTGGAATGAAGCGCTCCCCAAATATAAATTACGTGCGTTATTGCATGGGGGAATGAAACTAAATTTACCGCCTAAGGGTGAACTTGCTATAAGTTACGACGCGGTAAGCGCCGACACACGGTCCCAAATTGCTCAGGTTTTCGGCGTGCCCCCGGGCATGTTAACAGGGGAATTCCAAAACCGCGCAACGGCCGAGGTTCAATTTCAAATCTTTAGACAAAACACAATTGACCCCGAGGCGTTATACATAGCAGAGGAATTAACGCGCCATTTTAGACGATTTGAAGAGGACGTACTAATAGAACCCGAGCCGTATGTATACAAAGATTTGGACGCCGATTTAAAGCAAGAGGAATTTCAATTGCGTTGGGGTATCAAGACAATTAACGAAGCGCGCGCGGAACGTGGATATGACACCATAACGGGCGGAGATATTCCGTTAATTGCAAACGGTTTAACGCCATTACAAACAATAACAAGCGCACAGCCCGCACAAATTACCGCAAAGGCCCCACAATTGCCCGTGGCGCGTCGAAGTTTCCCGTATAATACCAATGAGGCCCGCGCAGAGTTTTGGCGCAATTACGACGGTTTAACAACGGAAAATCAAATAGCCATAGAGGCGGTCGTGAAAACCGCAATAAATGATTTACGCAAAGAAATGATTTTGAATATTGAGGCGGGTCAATATAACATGTTTGGCGTAACCGTTCCAAATGAAACAAGTGAGCGCATAGAACGGGCATGTAACGACGCGGTCCAAAGAGTGGCGGAAAACGTCGCCATAAATTTAGAGGGTAACGCGATACCATTGGACGGACCATACGGCCAAACGCTCAGGAATTTTGCACAGGAAAACGCCGCTAAAATTGCGGATAGTTTTAACGTATTGAAAGAGGACGTTACAAACGTAATTACAAACAATGCTCAAAAAGATAAAACGGAATTATTGGCAATTATTACCGACCGTTTCAAAAACGTTTATTCTGAGAGTAGATTACGCGCAATAGCCAACACGGTAAGCGCGTCGGTTACGAGCGGGTCCCAAATGCACACGTACAAACGTTTGGGGTATTCGTATATATGGCTAACAGAACAAGACAACCGCGTGCGGCCAAGCCATCAAATTATGGAGGGCAAAGAGGTTGGGGCAATGGGTACGTTTTTGGTTCCTGAAATTAGAGTAACGAAAAACGCGGACGGAACCACGACCGAGCAAATAGTGGGTTACACAGAAACAGACCGACCGTTAGGGGACGGGTTGCCCGCGTCGGGCGCCGTTAATTGCCGTTGTCAATTATTCCCCGTAAAACGATAACATACACACCTAAAAAAAAGAGCGCAATAACATGGAAATAATTAAACGAGCGTACCGACTTGAACCCCGTGGCTATGAGGGGTACGAGGGTAACGAACAAGAGGGCAAAGAGGCCCCGCAAGATATATACACATTTGTAGTTTCCACGCCGGAAATTGATAGATATGGAACGGTAATTGTTCCAAGTGGAATTGATTATACGGCGTACCTAAACAACCCAATTGTGTTGGCCCAACATGAGGCCGACGAGTGGCCAATTGGTAAGTGTTTGGGGTTCGCTATGAATGGCGAAAATTTAGAGGCCACACTACAAATACACAGAATTACAGACGAAGCGTGCGAGGTTGCGGATTTGGTCCGTAATGGATATGTAAACGCCGTGAGCGTTGGTATTATTCCTACTGAGTGGGAGGAAAAAAACGTAGACGGCGAAACGGTTACGTTTTACACAAAATCGGAGCTAGTAGAGTTTTCTATTGTTAGTATTCCCGCCAATAGACAAGCACTATTAAAAAAGCGTTTGGAACGTGACCATAAAAAAACGAATAAAAAACGAAATTTAGAAACCATATTTAACAAAGCCAAAAAGGTAAATAGAATGTTGACACCGGAACAAACAACGGCGTTAAGTGAGCAATTTATGCCCGTGCTCATAGAGGCCGCCACGACGTTTTTACGTGACGAGTTGGGCATAGCAGAGGCCGACGCAATTAAAGCCGCAGAGGCGGGCGCAATGGCGGCGGGTGATGCAATGTTAGCCGTATTAAATGGCGACGCCCCCGAGGTTGCCCCCGAGGTTGTGGAACCCGTAACAGCGGAACCAATGCCAACGGAAAACGAACCCGCAACCGTAGCGGCGTCGTATCAAAACAGAGCGGGCAAAAAGATAAGCGCCACAACGTATGGCATGATTACAGAGGGGCTCCAAATGATTAGCGAGGGAAACAAAAAAATTTCCAACGCAATTGCTCAGGACCGCGGATTTGAAATTAAACCCGCAAAGAAATTAACTGATAACGAATTGTTAAACCTTATTTAATAGAGTAAATAAAAATGGAAAATATTGTAATTACACCCGACCAATTAAAAATGGTTGTGGAAACAAAAGCAAACGAAAAAGCTCAGGACATTTTGCGCAACGCAAACCCAACACACGTAACGGGATTTGTTAAGATTAAAGCAGACCACGACGCACGCCGCGACCAAGCACGCGTTATTGCTGATTACATTGGCGCAAAGCACAAAGGCGACCACGCGGGCGCTGAGTCTATTGCGCGTGATGCAAATAACAAATACGTTACCCGTGCAAATTTCAACACAGGAACGGCGGCCCAAGGTGGCGCGGTTGTCCCCGCGTTTTGGGTAGAGGAAATTATGAATTATGCGGACCGTTTTGGTTACGCACGTGCCCTTGCTAAAATTTACCCAATGAGAGGGAATAAAGAGTATTTGGCGTCAAGTGGTAACTTTACCGCCGCGGTTGTTGCCGAGGGCTCAGGACTAACGGTTACAGACTCTGCAAACTTTTTTACGCAAACCACATTACAGAGCCAAAAAGTTGTCGGCGGTGCTATCCTTTCAATTGAACAATTAGAGGATGCAACCCCCGCATTTTTGGATTATGTAACAAACGGTTTGGGCCGTGCCATTGCGGGCAAAGAGGACGAACAATTCTTTAACGGTAATGGGACCGCTCCAAATTTCACAGGCGCATTGAACATTTCAGGTTCAACCGTAACATATTTGGGTGGCGCGTCTAATAGTGGTAAAACAGCGTTTTCCGCAATTTCATGGACCGACCTTATTAACTTGCGTTTGTCCCTTAATTCCACAGTTGGCGCAAACGGCGTATTTGTGGTTCCGCAAAGCGTGTTTGGTCACATCATTAAAGAAATGGACCAACAAGACCGCCCAATATGGAACCAATTACAGCCTATGGACGTGCCCGCAATTGGCCTAACAGCTCTTGAGGGTAACACATACGTTACGCCATTTGGTCGCCCTATGCACGTTGTCCCCGACTCACTGTTTCCAACAAGCGCCGCGAACAAGGGTTGCGCGTTGTATGCTGATTTCGCTCAGTTTTCAATTCTTGGTATTCGCGAGGATATTATGGTTAATGAATATAAAGAGTATTTCGGCGCCACAGGATTGGGCGGAACACACCAAAAAGGTATTGAGGTTGTTGAGCGTATCGGTATTGCGTTCCCGGCACCAACGGCAATTGGCGTATTGAAAACAAGTGCAACCTAATTAGGAACGCGTAATGATTAACGTTATAATGTTAGTTGACGCGTACGGATTAAAGGCGGGCCAATATTCACAGTTTACGAACGAAGAATACGCCCGCCTATATTCCCAAGGCGTTTGCAAAGAAATTGAAACAGAAATAAAAGCGGAACCAAAGCCCGCAAAAATAGTAACAAAGAAAAAATAAAACCATGCCATATACAAGCGCGTACCCACGACAATTTACAGCGTTTACAAAGTTTTTAAATTTAGAGGTTAGCGGTGACCCGACCGCAGAGGAAACCGCGTTGTATTCATGGTTCGACGATTTGTTTACGACGTGTTATACCATTGCCGAGCAATTTTGTGGGCAACCGTTAAGACAAGTAAACAGAACATACCAATTTTACGCCAACGCGGGCCGTCACGGGCTCGAAAGTAACCACGTGTGGAAATACATACCATACTATGCAAACACTACCGTTACGGCTCTCGAGTGGCGTGAAAATGAATTCGCAACGTACGCGGCGTTTCCGTCTGTAGATTATGCGTTTCAAACTGAGGATTTCGCGTGTTATCTTATTTTCAGGAATAAGACAAACGGACAATTTAAGGCCACATTACAAACGGGTTATACAGACGCCACAATGCCGTACGCAATTTTACAAGGCATTACGGAAATGGTGGCGTTAACTTACAAGCAGTCACCCGACGGCGGTAATTGGTTTGGGCTCAGTAGTGTAAACAGCGGGGGCAACGGGGCGACCGTTTCGCAAGCGTTAAAAGAAAATATTGAATGGCAAAAGAATTTCCGAAAATTTGTTATTCCGGCGGTTTAATGGCTCTGTTTAATGTAGCTCAGTTACAAGCGCAATTACAACCGTTATACAATGATTTTGCGTATCAATATGCGGACGAATTACAAGCGCTCGCGGGTGCCAATATGGTTTACGCCACAAAGGCCGACAAGCGCACGCGGAATACGGGGGACAAATTGCGACGCATAACGGGCGCGTTGTTCAAATCATTAAACAGAAAAGACCCAAATAATATATTTGAATTACGCGTAAATACGTTTGGCTTTGACGTTATTTACGGTTCCGCATTACCATACGCCGCGATACATGAATACGGCGGACAAGCGGGCCGAAAAAAAGCGGTAACAATACCAAAGCGCCCGTATCTATTACCCGCGTTGGAACAATTTAACAAAACCACAAAAGACAAATTTACAAACGCCGTGAAATACCAAATAACCTTGGAAATAATGAAATGGCTAGAGAAACAAAAGCGTTAAACGGCGTGACCGATTTACTGAGAGAATTACAAGGCGTGCGGGTTTACGACGTTATTACAGTAGATAAATGGGATACGTTACAATTTAATTACGTTGGCATTTTACATTGCGAAGACTCACGGGAATTGGAACCGTTAGAGGATAACAGCGCAATGGTAAACATGGGACAATTGGAAATATATTTATTAGTGGGTGCTCAGGTTAAAAAGAGCGCAACCAATAAACACAATGTACGGGACGCGCTCGCGAACATTTGCGAACAAGTGGAATACAAATTGCATAACGTCGTTTTACCGTCTTATGTTTCCGATTATGAGGCCGCCGAGTTCGCCCCATTACATTACGTAAGTTCACAGGCGTTACAATACAATGAAGACAATACAAAGGGTCTGAGTATTATGGTATTCAGAACAAAATACATACGGAGCAACTAAATGTATTTGAGCATATGCGTTTTATACACTAACGACGACGATTTAATGGCGTGGCGTATGGCATTACCAAAAACCACCGCCAAACATAAAGTACAAATTGTAGCTCTCAGGACGGAGCAAACGGACGCGGTTACGGAACCCGTATTAAACGTGGTTGGTGACACGGAATTATTAACGGGTTTGGTATGGCGTTACAATGATTTTTCGGAACAATTTGATTTTGCATATTTGCGTAATACAGTTGACACGTACGCCCGTGGTGAGTGGATACTACATATTGATGCGGACGAACGCCTAACGACGCCCCACGGGGATTTATGGGCGTTTTTAGAGGCATTACACGAGACCGACGCACCCGCGTCGTATGTTTCCGTTTATGGTATCATGGACGGGGTAAACAAAAGCGGACGCGCGGAACGTTACATAAATGCAAACATGAGGTTACACCGCAAAAGCGCGGGGCTCAAATGGGACGGAATTTGTCATGAAACGTTAGATAAAAGCGCGTACGATTTGGGCGCGTTTGCTGATAGCGAAATAATGTTATTTCATTTGGGGTATAACCAAGGCCCCGAGGTGCAAAAGCAAAAAGCAGAGCGCAACGCAAAGTTACTTGTAAGGGAATACACACGTAATAAATGCGGGCGCAATTGGGATTACTTGGTTAAAACGTTTGGATATTTACACAACAATAAAAAATAAGAGGTTATACAATGGCAGTTATTGGAGGCGGAAACTATTCCGTATTTTTCACAGCCGACGAAACTACGGGGGCATGGTCCACCACGGTTCAATTAGCATTAAACAAAAAGATTAAAACAAGCGTTTCCCGTACGTCGTTTACATTGGACCAAAACGACGACACGCCGGAAATGACAACGTTTCTCGAAAATTATGCGCCCGTAACACAGGCCGCGAGTGATGCGGGGGAATATGAGGACGGCGTAAAATTTAATTCGGCAACCGCAAACAGCCAAACACTAGGACAAATTATTTACGGTGGTAAATTGGTTTCTAGTGGTACGGGACAAACAACACGTAAGGTGGTTTTAATGCTCTGTAAATTGGCTCAGGACGCGGGCTCATTTGATATGGAGAGCGGTAAATATACAAAGCCAAAGGTTGCGGGTGAGGTTGTTAATAACGACGTGGTGGTATCAGTACCCGCCGCATGTTTTAGTACATTTTTTGTAAGCGCTCCAATTACCGTGACTATTCCACAGGACGTGGGATACAAAGAGGTTTGGATTACATGTGATAAGTAAGCAAGATTAAACACGGGGCGTCATTTGGGCGCCCCAATTGTATATATATTTTTGGAGTTGCAACAAGATGAAATTTTACGTAGACGGCCAAGCAGTTGAAGCGCCATTATACCAAATTTTAACGCCCGCATTGTACGAAAAAATAACGCCTATGTTATTAGAGTTGGCTCAGAGCAAAGGGGCGCAAACGGCGGCGGAGCAAGAAATATTAAACAAGGTTTACGCGGTTCCCCATTTGTCCGAAAAAATCAATTTGCAAAATGGCGCGGACGCGTTCGCCGATATTATGAACGATTTCCGTTTCCAAGAAATTGTAAAAGACGCGTATTTGAAAGTTCGTGAGAATTTATTCGAAGTTATCAATATAGACACGACAACAATACCGTTAATTTTTGAGTTCGTTAAAACCGTTGTGGACGTTAAAAAAGTAACCAACGCTCAGTTATTGGTTGGTCTGCAAAGTGAAACAAATAGCGAGTTTTGGGCGTCTCAGGATTTGGACGGTATATTGGACGACCTTAAATTTTTTCGTCAAACAGTATGCAAACGAGTCCGTATTAGTTGAATACTACCGTAGTGAGTTCGTAGTATTTAACGACCCCGACGAAACGGAATATTTACAAGACGACGGGGACAACCCGTTAGATTATTTAGACGACACGTTTACGGAAAAATGGACCGTATACACTTGGGGCGCAATGGCAAAACCCGAGGCGTTTACGGCGTTATGGTATCACACCCCACGTTATGAGGTTTGGCAGATTATAGCAATGAATATGACCCATAATAAACTATCTAACAAGAGCAAATAAATGGCCGACGCGCAAATTAGTTTTGGCATAGACACCCGCGAATTATTTGCGGGGTTGCAAAACGTATCGACACAAACCCAACAAACCATAAGCAAGTTAGAACAAGACGCCAAACGGTTAGGCGACGCCCTTGTAAATAACATGAGCAAAGGCGCGGGGGGCATTGCTAATAGCAAACGCGAACTATTGTCATTTGTGGACGAAAATAAAAAAGCGTTGGCCGCTATGCAATTGAACGGCGAAGCGGGGACAAAGGCCTACAAAGCCATAGAGGATAGCGTTAAAAAAGCCCAACAAGAAGTGGCTAAAATTGACGACGCCGCCAAAAAAGTAGACGCCTCATTAGCGGGGATAGGTGACGGGGGCAACGCCGCGACGGGAAAAATCGGGGGCATGTTCTCAGGATTAACAGACAAGATACCGGGGCTCAGTGGTGGCCTTGGTAATTTGGGCGGTTCCTTTCAAAGTTTGGCGGGTGGCGTTACGGGATTGGTGCCCGGGTTGGGGTCACTAACGGGCGTATTGGCGGGCGGTGGTATTACCGCGGGCATTGCGGCCGTTGGGGCGGGCATTGCATATTCAATTGACAAGGGCAAAGAGTTCGAAACGCAGTTAGCGTCGTTAAGTTCAATTACGGGGGTAAGTGGTGCGGGCTTAGACGATTTGGGACAAAAGGCCCAAATAATGGCGTCTAAGTTTGGAACGGACGCAAGCGCCAATATCGATGCGTTTAAAACCATTCTCAGTAAATTAGGCCCCGATATTGCAAAGAGTCCCGAGGCTCTTAATAGTATGGCTGAGTCCGTTAACACATTGTCCAAGGCAACGGGTGACGACCCCGGCGCCGCAACCGAGGCGTTAACGGGTGCGTTGTTACAATTCGGCGTGGATTTATCGGACCCCAAAAACGCCGCGGACGCAATGGCGACCGCTATGAATACATTAGCCGCGGGCGCAAAGTTTGGAGCGTCGGAGGTTCCCGAGGTTGCGGCCGCCGTCAATGTGGCGGGGGTGGCGGCGTCAAAAGCGAAGGTTAGTTTTGAGGAAACAAACAGCGCTATACAAATTTTGGCGGCGGGTGGTAAGGTTGGAGCCGAGGCGGGTACGTCGTTACGTAACGTTTTAAACAAATTAGGTGAGGGCCGATTTTTACCAAAGGACACCGCAAAGGAATTGGAAAAGGCGGGCGTAGATATTAACAAGCTCGGGGACACCTCGATAACGTTTTCAGAGCGTTTACGTGAATTACAAAAGATACAAAGCGACGCGGCGTTAACTACCAAGCTCTTTGGTACGGATAGCGCGGCGGCGTCTATTTTGATTAAAGGCGCATTGAATGATACCGGCTCAGGTATGGACGCGCTCACGGCAAACGTAACAGGGACCCAAACCGCCACAGAACAAGCCAAAATAAATATGGCAACGTTCGCGGAAACATTGGCACGCGTAAAATCGAACATTGATAACTTTGCCATTGCATTTTACCAAGGTATACAACAAGTTTTCGGCATGATTGGTGAGGCCGTCGGCCCAAGCATGAGCCGTTTATTTGACGCGGTTGGCGGAACGTTCCAACGCATTTGGTCCGTTGTCGGTCCCGTGTTGGCGCTCATAGGCGGGGGCATAATTTCAGGAATATCCAACACAATAAATTTGGTAGTGGAAACCGCGACCATTGGATATAATGTTTTTATATCCGTATTCGACGGGATATTAAACGCCATACAACCGATTATAGACGCGTTTAAACAGGTGGGGGCGGTAATTGGTGACGCGCTCGGGTTTGGTGACAAGGGCGGGCAAGCATTGGATTTTATGGGTATATTTCAAAGCGTGTTAAACGGGGTTGGTGACGCTATTAGATTTGTAGCGGATTTAATAAGCGGGGCGCTCAGTGGCGCAATATCATTTGTATTAACGCCCGTGCGTTTTTTAGCCGAGGTTATTGGCTCAGTAATTACAAAGGTTGCCGAGTGGATTAAACAAAGTGGAATATTGCAAACTGTAATAGGTGCCGTTACGGGCGCCGTGGAATTTTTTCAAGGAATTATTCAGAGCATAGAGGGCGCGTTTAATGCAGTCATTGCAACGGTAAACGATTTGATTGGATTTTGGAATGAAATGACAAGTATTGTCAATTTGTCGGGCAACGTTTGGCAAGGGTTCCAAGGGGCATTAAATACGGTTTATGAAATTATTAAAAACGTTGGAAACGCCATTTTTGATTTTGGCGCAAACATAATTACACAATATTTAATTGAACCCGTCAAGGCCGCAATAGGTTGGGTTACGGGCATTGTGAGTAAAATCGGTGAGTGGGTCCTAAGTTTTGGAGCGGTCCAAGGCGTTATAACAATACTGAGAAACGCCGCTGCGGGGGTTAGTGGTTTCTTTG